ATACAAGCATGGCCAAGTCTTCATAGTGTTTCTTGGCTACAGATAGAGTCTCTGATTTGATTCCAACGTTGCGTAGTTCCTGCTGAATATCAAAACTATTCCATCGGTCAAAAGTTACTAGCCCTAGATTTACACCCTGCCTACGCAAGTTAATGATCCAATTCTTTACATCAGATAGGTTCACTGGTCCACTCTTTTGTGGCTCCCACCAGGCAATCATATCTACTACAACAAGCGGAACAATTTGTTTGTACTGGTTCATTACCTCAATCTGTACCCACTTTTCTACATGGGCTACAGCAACGGCACATTTATCAACGCGCTGTGCAAGGTCAGCATGAACGTAATAAATCTTTCCTTCCGCTGGCTTCCAGGACTCTTCTATCCTTCTCATTGCATCCAAAGGATTACGAATGGTCATAGCATTCTCAATCTTTTCTTTGCTTCTAAAGAATGCATCACTTGAAATAGTTGGTTGGCAAAGAAATCTCATTCTAGCGTCAGCAGGGTCCGTCCAGAAGGCCATCTTAAAGTCTTCAATAGAGCGGGTGGGGTTTACTTCCCAGGTAGGACGCTTAAGGGCAAAGACCCCAGGTAGTTTGTACTTGGTAATGTGGTCTTCTTCCCAGTCGATAGTAAACTTATTGTCTGGGTAGTCTTCGGGCAGTTCTGGATTAAGAATGAATGTGTGTGACTTCTCAACAACTTCTTTCTCTGCAATTGCTTCTGCATACTTGGTAGAGATGAAGTCTCCTTCATACCTCGGGAATGATAGCAGCACCACCTTTCCGTAGTCGGGGAAGCGGCTATCTACGGTGCCTCGGAAGGCCTTATAAATATTTGCCCCGCTCTTACCCAACTCGGAATTGTTTGCGTTTTCTCCGAAGCCTGAAATCTCATCAAGTACAGCCATGAACAGGTTCAGTCCCTCATGAGACTCACGCTCAGAGTGACCAGAGTACACAGTAATAGACTTATCAAACTCAATGCTGTCCATCTTCGCATAGTATTTACCAGCGAACCAGGGAGAGCGCTCAATCTTGTGTTTGAAGCCTTTGAAGAATACGTTGCGTGCTTGCTGCGCGTTAATAGCAATGTTAATGATATCAATAGCATCGCCTGGTGGCTTTCCATAATATCTGGCAGGGTCTTTTAGGCACAGTAGTTTATACACTACATAGGCTACACCAATGGTTGAGGTGTGGTCCTTACCAGAGTTGCCATGAATAAACCCATTGCCCAGATAGTTGTGATAAGACTCTACAGTACAAGAGAACACCTCCTGTTTTCCCATTGGCTCTATCGAAACTATCCTGTCTCTATACACAGGACCATTTTTTTCAAGATTTTTGTAGCGCTTTTCTCTAGAAATTGCTTCTATCTTTTCAAACACTTTTTCTTTTCCTATGGGAAGGCCTACAGTGTCCAGAAACTTATTAATGAAGTGCGGATTTGTGATAGACACGCGCCATGTGGGGTTGTGCTTACCACCGCTTCTTAATGGTCTGTTTTGGCGAAATGACGAAAACACTCCAAGCCTCAAAAGAGCCATATGGATTCCACTCATCAGGCTTTCGCTATTCATTTCAACAGCAACATGAAGACCTTTTATCTCTTTTTCTTTAAAGGGCTGATTCTGAATGTTCCCCCAGCCATCAGTAGCCCATACCCCATTTAGAAGTTCTGACAAGCACTCTCTGGACATATTCATCCATGCGTCATTCCAAGTTTTAAATTCGTTGTAATCTTGAACCAAGCCATGCTTAACGAACCAGTCAGTAATTCCATTCACCCGAACGTTCCAGCATCCCATCCCAGACGAGCCTTCTTTGACTGAACCACCCAGAGATTCTACAATGCTTAGAAAATCTTTCTGCACCTCTGGCGTGGCATTCGTAAACACAGGGGCTCTGAGCCCACGACTACCGTTCCTCACCCATGTTCCGTCGCCAATCATGTACCCAATCATTCTGGCTTCGCTTGGCGTTACTAGGTATGGAGACTTTGGCTCTTCCCAATCCCCTACAATAGCAGCAATATCATTAGTTTGTATTTGAGATATGGGCAGCATTTGTGGGGCACCTCTGGTTGCATAGGCCTTTCCGTGCCTGCTGTCTTTCCACGCTAAAAACCTGTGGCCAAGGTTGCCTGTAAAGGTGTATCCAAACTTTGTAGTAACTTTAAAAACCTCATCTTCTCCTTCGGAGTAAAATGCTGTTGCAGCATTAGAGCCGCCAATAGACTGAATGAGGCCATAGTCTTCTAGTTTGTCAGATATGCTTTTCCATCCATACTCACAGGACCATGCTTTTGTAGAACCAATATTCGTCCCCTTACCAAGAGCCATGATAATCTCACCCTTGGTAAACTTCTTGAAATACCTAGCCCCTTCGACAGAGCCCATGATTCTTTCAACATCTTCTTGTTTATAAATCTGTGCCATTGATTCAACAATGTCATATTGAATCTTAGATAGTGGAGGTAGTCCTAAAAAGTTGTGCCCTTCAACAAACGTCTGAGCGTCCACAGGAAGTTCAGAGAATGGGTTGTCATCCAACAAACCCCTTATGTCATCGAACATCATAGTCAACCACTACTGCTTCATTAGGATCAGCAACGGTAGCCAAACGCCTCATTGTTTCTGTTTTACATTTGTCACAATGAGACACGACCTCTTTAAGAATGTTTTCAAGAATCTCTTGCTTACGTTCTGTCTCTGCTAACTCTTCAGCAAGTTCTTTGTTCTCAAGCATTCCAGACTTTTGAAGCATGTCAATACGCTTTGCTTCCATGTCTGCAATTAGTTTGATGGCATTGTTCTTGGCACCAAGGTTATTACCTTGGTCGGCACTATCAATAACCTCATAGGCCTTGTTGATTAGCCTATTGTAATGAACGTCTGCTCCTGCCAATGCTTCGCGGGCTCTAGATCGAATGGCCTCATTGTTAGAGATAAGACCTCTCCACTCATTGAGAAGTCCAACGACTCTGACTCTTTGCATACCCAGCGTTTTAGCAATATAGGTAGGGTCTTCCCCCTTTAGGTATTCGGTTACTACCGCGTTCATCGAGTCAAGATGGTTGAGAGTTTTTTCTAGTTCTGTTGAGGCCATATTCTATTATACCGCAGCCCGCCCATTTTCTGCATAATACTGATCACGAATAGTAGCAGCAATGCGTCCACGCTCAGACACTTTAAGCCCTTTTGACTTAGCCCAAGAACGAATTAGGTCTGCATCACCAGATGCTTTGGGCCTAGGCTTTGCCTTGCCCTTCTTTCCGCCGATAGTACGAATGGCATGGGGACGAAAACTTCTGAACATGCCCGGAGCACCCTTCCAGATTTCACTGCAATCAATCCACTCTGCATTGTTATCGTTATTAATAACGTGCTTAATGAACATGAATCGCTTTCCAACTTCTCCATTAATTCTAATGATGTCACCAGAAGAAATGACTTTTCCGCTAGGTGTTAGAAGGGTTTCACTTACAGTCCAGTTGTTTATCATGGCTTTATTCTACTCGCTCTTCGACTGGCTTGCAATATATTTTTCTGCCCACTTTGACCAGGCAGTGATATAACTGACCCACTGAGAAATAGACATATCGTTTTTGGCCCTGTTACAGCGGGTGCAGCACGGTACAGAATTTTTGGCGGTATATCCGCAGGCATTGTCAAACCTATCTATTCCGTTGTGAACAAATCCGTCTTGCCAGTCTTTCCTGTACTTTGAGTTAGTCCAATATCCAGGCTGCGGGGCCAGCCCACAATAAAAGCAATCTTGCTTTGCTAGAGCATAAAACTCATCAAACCCTAGTTCGTTCACAAGACCCCTTCTTCTGGACTTAGAAACATGAGAGCCAAACGCTTGTCTTGCTGCTACAGCATCCCCCCGCTTCTTTTTTGTTTCTCCTATGCGTTTGTTGTGGCATTGTCTGCATCTTTTACTGGTTCCTTTAACTAAAGTGTATCCGTCACAAACCTTGTTCGTTCCACAGTCACATTGCACATTCCAATAGCCACTTTTGCCACGATGAACTACAGGCCCAGACACAACAGTCCAACTATTGTACTTTTTCCCAACGGTTACCGAGTTTCTGCTTTGGCTCATGCTTTATTATATCACGAATATTATTTATTGCGACTTTTTTAGAACCATTAAGAGAATCACATATCCAGCCAGGTCTTTGAGAGAGTCTTCGTTTTGGAACTCTTTCTGGTACTTGAGCCTGGTTAGTTTATTGTCAATGTGCATCTTAATCTGCTCTTCTGGACTTGCACTAGATAGAATGTTCAGTGGGTCCATTGCACTATTTGAATAACTAATATTCTTTTTAAGAAGCATTTCAATGATTTCAGTACCCGCATCAAAGATGGCTTTGCCTGATGGGGCTTCATTAACTAGACGGGTAAGAGAATCAAACAAGCCGTCTTCTTCCCAATACTCATCTGCGTCCCTGACTGCTTCGGCATTCTGCTTATACATAAAGTCTTGAATCTTTTCCGCTAACTCTGGCCCAATTGCCATGCTGTGCTTTGTGTCTTTATAGTTTGTAAAGGTGTAGTTCTTGTTCTCTGTCTCGCTCATCAAGTCTCCTTTTGATTACCTTATCTACATGGTACAGTACAGTTATTTCTGCCGCAAGGATTGGGACACCCCAATACCACGGAATCCAGAAGTGCCAATCCATTATCGCCTCAACAACCCAAACTCTTTTAGTTTTGCATAGATGGTAGAGCGTGATGCCCCACACAACTCTGCTATTTCTTCTGGGCTCATCTTGTCATTGACATACTTTTTCTTTAACCAAGTCTTGCTTGTATAAAGTTTCATCCCCAGTTTACCTTTGCTCTGTTGTTTGCAACAAATGCTGCGATGCCAAGGGCATCAGCCACATCATCATCATCAACTGATAAGCCATACTTATCGTTTACGTAGTCAATGGTTCGTTGCTTCCTTAACTGTCTTACCTTATTCTGATACCATCCAGCAGACTTGCCAGGGAATTCTTCTGCTACCGCGCGTTTCTCATCTTTAGTAAATGCTTTATTATTTATTCCGTTTTGCCACTGGATCGGTATAACACTCCCT